CGTTCACTTCCCTGATGACATCAACAACGTCTTCCACATTCGCACCAAAGACCGTAAAGGGCCGATGGGCGAAAAGATTTTGTATGTGGAAGAGGTGCAGTCTGACTGGGCGCAGCAAGGTCGTAAGCAAGGCTTCAAAAGCCCAGAGGTCGAGAAACAGGCGCAAGAGGCCGCGAGGCAACTGTTAGATGAGACAGGCACACTTCTGGAAGAGCTGAGACTGAACCCAGACGCACGCGATAGACCAGATGATGGGCTAGGTTTCGCGGCGACTTTGACGGAGCTTTTAGAAGCCGCAAAGTATGCGCGACTAACTCAAATAAATTTAGGAGATAGCGATCTTGACCCTGTTGAAGTACAAGAGTTTCTACGCAACAACTCCTTGGGCGCTGCTGGGAACATCAAAACTGCGTTGCAAGGCGCTGAAGAAAGGGCAAGACAGGGGGCAAGCAACATACTCGATCAAGAATACCTTGACGGGTTTACGCAAGAGCAAAAGTTAGAGGCGCTTACTGGGTTCATCATTCAGGCGAGGCACGGGGTAGACCTCCCCATAATGGAGCTAGACCTCATTAGGCGGAACATTCGCTCTGAAGTCGAGCAAACGCTGGCAGAAAAACCCGGTCGTGTTGATCAGATGATTTTGTCTCAGGCGAGGAAGCGTGGTGAGCTGCCTAAAGACACTTATAATGATATGTCAGGGCTTCAGTTTGATGGCACCAACCCGAAGTTCGAGGCAGCTCTCCTACAGGCGAAGAAAGAGCAGCGCGATTATTTAGCGGGTATTGGCGTTGACCCGATGCTTTACTCGAAGCTGCAATCTGCATTGGACAAGGCTGACCCAGAGGGCGCTAAGCTCAAAGCTGAAAAAATGCAAAGAGGCAAGGCAGACGCTGGGCCATTCGTATTAGATACCCAGTCTTGGAATAAGCTGGCTATCAAATACATCTTCAAAAAGGCCGCTGAAGAAGGTTATGACGGCGTGAGCTTTGCGCCAGCAGACGCGCACATTGATCGCTGGGGCGATGAGGGCTTGCGGGTTCAGTACGATGAAAACATACCAAGGGCCATCGATAAGGTTTTCGGCAAAGCGCCCATTATCCCGTCCAACCGACCAGAAACGATGGAAGTGGACGGTTACGAATCCCAGATTTATCACCTAGACAACCTAACGCGGGACGGCGATAGCATCTTTGAGAAGATGAAAGACCCCAACACCATGTTCGGCTTCGCCCCACTGCCGTTGGTGCTGCCGCAAGGTATCGCTGGTTTACAGGGTTTATCTCCAGAGCAAGCAGAAGAGCAAGAGCGCAAGGTGCGCGAGCTTGAGCGAACATTCCCTGACGCTACGCCCAGCGAAAGCGCAGGCATATTGGGGGCACTGAAAGGCGCAGGCGAAGTCGCTTACGAGGGCTTATCTGACATGGTTATCGAGCCGTTCATGGGCATGAGCGGGGCCGAGACTGCGTTTGAGATGGGCGCTACGCCAGAAGAGGCTGAAGCAGCTCGCAGAAGAGCCGCTGCGATGGTGGATTTCGAGACCTCATCACCGACAGGAAAGCGTTACAAAGAGGCTGTAAAAGGCGGTTTGGGCGCTCTAGGCGAGTATTTGATGGGTGAAGGTGAGATGGGTCGCACACGATCAGGTATGCCGATTGGCGTTAGCCGTGATCCTGTTCAGTTTTTGTTCCAAGAGGGCTTAGTCCCCGCAGCGGAAGCTGTGACTGAAGGTGCTCTTGGCATTATCGGCTTAGACCCACGGGATACGGCAGAGATGGAGCGAGTTCGACAAGAGGCTGCTAGGCCGTTCATCGAAGCCATACAGCCTATTTAGCCACCTTCACAAACTCCGCAGTCACCTTTACCTCGACCTCTTCGTCTTGGTGAAGGGCTTCGAGTATCACGTCCTCGATCAGGTCTTCGAGGACATCGAGATCCACCAGCGTCTTCACGCTGACTTCAGCTATTACTGTCATTTTTCGCATTGATGCCTCGTTCTTGTTTCCATAATCGAATGATGTAATCGGCCTCTGGCCCTGCGTCATGGTGCCTGTCGAGCACATGGCGGTAAAGCTTCATAGCTTTGTCGCTATCGGCTTCCAACATCATGCGGAACGCTGCGGCGTCGAGTGTTTGGAAATACTTATCCACTGATTTCCTCCAACTCCGCCAGCCACCACGCCAGATCCCCAGCCTTGTATTCTTCAAAGGCTTGCTCGACCAGCTCTGGTCTGCCAAGGCGCTCAGCCTCAGCATTTATAGCGGCTCGCTGCATCACCCCGCGCTGCCACACCTTGTGGTCATCGCTGTACTCGAAATACCAGTCGTGGTTGCGTAGCAGCTTAATCAGATTTTCCATCACACCCACTCCCCATCCGCCCAGATACGTAGGCCTGTCCAGTGGCCCCCTGCTGCGTCTGTTCCTTCACGAAGCGCGTCGAAAATGCCTGCCTTGCTGATCTCAAAGTCGAGTCGTTCGATATCGAGGTCTTCGTATCCTTCTTCGATTAGCTCTCGCTTCGCCTGTTCCAGATACTTTTCGGTAGCGTATTGGTATCCCTCTTGGGTGTCGATTCGATACAGTTTCATTCTTCCTTCTCCACAAACTTAGCGAGCTTTTGCTCGATACTTGTCCACCGAGCTTTCAGCTCAGCCTCTTCGTCTTTACCGTGGCACCGAAACCAAAAGCAGGTGCCGATCAGCCCGTTGACGCGAGGATCGTCGGAGCTGGCACGCATCAGCGTAGACAGCATCTCGATCTCTTCGTTGGTGAGCTGAAGGTACTGGGTTTTAAGTAGGGTCATCACGTTCTCCTATTTGTTGGCTTTTTGCTCAGCTCGTCAGATACGACGTTAGCCACACTTTTGATAATTGAGTCATGAAACACCAGTTCGCTTGACGAGATTGGGCTAGGATTTTTGTTCCACGGCATCGATTTAGGGCTGTGCGCCACCATCGATTGGAGCACCTTTAAGGCGACGATATCAAAAACCTCGCCGCGTAAAGTTTCGTTTTTCATTTGAGAGCGGACAGCGGCTTCGAGTTCTTTGAAGTGGTCGGTCATCACGCCACCTCCTGAACTGACTCGATGTAAGGGTTGACCAACGTGCGCCGCAGCTCACGATAGATCGTCTTGAACGCATCGCCGTGCGGCTTGTGATAGGTCTTTTTGAGGTAACGAGTGAACGGGCCGTACCGCATCTGGATGTGGTGCGCCACCTCGTGAGCTACCAAGCATTTGAGCAGCAGTTCACGGTCATCGCAGTCTTTGATGGTGCCGATCACGGAGTCGTTTTCAAATGACTTGTATTCGTGAAAAGAAGTACAGCTATTTCGGTAATCCTTCAGATCAATAGAAATGCGCTGGGCACCACCGTAGCTGCGTTGGCTTCGATATTTGGTCTCGACTTGTAATCGCTTGAGAGCGTCTGCGTAAGTCAAAGGCTGAACCCTCGGGTATGTGACTCCGATTTGAACCTCGTATTGTTTCTTGCAGATTTCCCGCAGGCACTGCTTGGCAAACTTCACGACCAGCTTGTGCTCGTCGGGTGTCACGTTGTGACCGCGCTTTGATTTGATTTCGGAACTCATCACGTTCTCCTTAAAAAATTGCTAGTCCGCTCTGGTCGCTGTAAAAGCGCATGACCTTGGGCTTGTAACCTTCGGCCTCGAACCTAACTCGCGAAAAATATTGACCACGCGACCACATCGGTTTGATTTCCCAAGCGGCAGAAAATTTGACATCGGGGTTACGACGCTTGAACAGTCTTTTAGCAATCGCCAAAGTCGGTTTTTTAATTTCGGAACTCATCACGTTCTCCGTTGTTGGTTTCCAACAGCTTACCACATGCCGTGCCCATATGCAAACACCTATACAAACCAATTAATTCAAATAAAGTGTTGCACATCGACACGGATGCCCTTATTATGCAATTTCACTTACAGGAGAAATGTGATGACCGATAACGTAATTGTGACCCAAGCCGCTAAACGCTTTACCCTAGAGCTTAACAAGTTCGCGCAGCAGTACGACCTACAGCCTGTTGAAGCTATGTTGCTACCGGGGCTGTTTCGCAAGGCCGCAAAAGTGGCTGACCAAGCAGTTCTTCGCTTTACCGAAAACGCTTTCGAGAATAAAGAGCTGGGCTTCTTTCTTGCAGCGCAGGCTCGCAAGCTTGGCGCGACGGATGAAGCCAAAAAGCTGTACGCAGAGTTTTTGCAGGAGGGCGCAGCGTGAGCGCCCAAGCAAAGAAGGTTTTCTACAACCGAGTGCGCCGCACCTGCCTGAAGCACGACATCGACATTGTGTACGATGGGATGCCCAAGGCGGTGTACGGCGTGGAGTTGGTCAAAGACGGTCAGGTGATGTTTGCTGACCGCAGCACCGACAACATGCCGCTCGATATCAACTGGCAGCGGCTGCACGAAGAGATGGCCGATTACGGTTACAAAGGCGGTGTGAAATGAGCGGCAACCCACTCAAGCAAATAAACAACATCTACGGCTACGTCCGCGTGTCCACAGATGAGCAGGTCAAGTCTGGCATCTCACTGGAGACGCAGAAGCAGCAGATCAGTGAGTTTGTGCGCGAGAAGTACAACCGTGAGGTTACCGAGTTCTTTGCAGATGAGGGTATCTCTGGCACCCATGCGGTGCTAGATCGACCCGCCAGTCGAGATATGACTGACGTGATTGACCGTCATGACGTGGTGATCTGCACTCGGCTTGACCGATTGAGCCGCTCCAGCTCTGACCTGTTGGGCCTGATTCCTGTGCTGCAAGACATTGGGATCACCCTGTACTTCTGCGAGCAGTTTGGTGAGATGCCGATTGTCTACCCAGACGCAGGCAGATCGAAGGGCTTGGATGCCAAGTTCGATATGAACTCGATGGCCAACCAGATCATGCTGATGGTGTTGTCAGCGGTTGCCGAGATCGAACACGCGACGATCAAGGATCGCTTCGCGGCAGGTAAGCTTGACTGGGCATCTCGCGGCTACGCCATCGGCGGATCAGCTCCGTATGGCTTTAGGCACGAAGAGGTCAAGACGGGCAGTAAGACTCGCAAGAAGCTGGTCGAGGTACCCGAAGAGCAGGTGGTGTTGAAGACGATCTACAAGCTGCACAAACGCGGTCTTGGCCCTCGCAAGATAGCCAAGCAGGTCAACAGTATGCACAACATACCGCCGCTCACGCACTCCAAAGTGCAGCGGATTTTGAACCGAAAATTTCAGGGTGTTCCTGACGCCGCTTAGTCCGTATTATGATGACCTCAACGGAGGTCATTATGACGGCTTTAGAAGACATTGAAGAGGCTATCGAGACGATGGAAGCCTCTCTTGCGACAGATTTCATGACGAATGCTGTTCGGGACATCATGCGAACAGCAGTTCAGCGCCTGAAAGACGCTAAATCCAAGTTGGCTGACTGATGTCTCAGGAAGGCTGGGGTCGCGGAACATGGGGTCAAGGCGGCTGGGGTAGTCCTTTTTTCCAAAATGTGACGCCTACGGGTCAGCAGGCGACTGCGTCTGTGGGCGCTGTAACGGTAGACCTGCAAAAAAATGTAACCGTCAACGGCGTTGCGGCTACCTCTGCTGTTGGCTCGGTCACAGTCCATGAATCCATCCAGTTCACCACGACTGGGCAAGCAATAACCGCAGCCGTTGGCTCTCCGACAGCAGTCGCAGGCACAGTTGTTTCGGTCACTGGTCAGGCGTTTGACTCTGGCTGGGGCCGAAGCTCATGGGGGCAGGGTGCTTGGAACAGTCTGGTCACCGTTGATGTCCAGATAACGTCTGCCGTCGGCTCGGTTCTGACGGTTCAGAGTGGTGCCATCGTACAGCCTACGGGCCAGTCAATTACTCCAGCGGTTGGCGCTTTGACATTTAACGCCAAGGCCAACGTCACGGTCACGGGCCAGTCGATCACTTCAGCGATTGGTCAAGTCATTCAACAAACCCGCAATTCCGTACCCGTGACGGGCCAGCAGATAAACTCTGGCGTGGGCGGTGTAAGCACGTCGGCTGGCGCGGGTGTTAACCCCGCTGGCGTTTCAATGGTTGCAAGTGTCGGCAATATTCTGGTATGGGGTGAGATAGACACAAACCAAACGCCGTCTTACAATCCAATCAGTACAACACAATCTGCGAACTACTCGGTTATCGGTAGATGAGCCAGTTCGCAGGCATGAAGAAATTAAAGCAGGCCGTGATGCCGCACAACAGGTGATCAAATGGTAACTTACGTCAACGATCTTAGGCTCTCAGAATTGGCTACCGGCGAAGGCTCGGGCACTTGGGGCAACACCACAAATACCAATTTAGAGCTAATTGCAGAGGCTTTTTCCTTTGGGACGGAAGCTATTACGACGAATGCTGATACTCACACTACCACTATTGCTGATGGCTCTACTGATCCGGGCCGCAGTCTCTTCCTCAAATATACTGGCACTCTTGATTCAGCTTGCACCATCACTATAGGGCCGAACACGGTCAGCAAGCTGTGGTTCATTGAGAACGCAACTAGCGGCTCACAGAGCATCATCATCAGCCAAGGCTCTGGTGCGAATGTCACAATCCCCACTGGTCAGACCAAAGCAGTCTATTCAGATGGGGCTGGGTCAGGCGCAGCGATAGTTGACGCTCTTGTTGACCTTGATCTTACTGGCACGACAACAGTTGCAGCACTGAGTGCCTCTGGAAATGTTTCAGCGGCTGGCGGCTCAACCAACGGCGTTGTCATTAGTCAAGGCGACATCGCAATCAAGAACGGCGGTACGCAGTCTACAATCAAGTTCTACTGTGAAAGTTCTAATGCTCACTATGCCCAGATTCAAGCGCCTGCACACAGTGCGTTTAGCGGCAATGTAACCCTGACACTCCCAGCTACTACAGATACGTTAGTTGGCAAGACAACGACTGATACTCTAACCAACAAGACCCTTACAACACCTATAGCAAATGCAGGGTTACAGCTAAAAAATGGTGCTACAAGCGCAGGCTTTATAGAGTTTTTTGAGGACAGCGATAACGGTACAAACAAGGTCACGTTGATCGGCCCTGCTTCTACAGCAGACATTACCCTGACACTGCCTAACTCAGATGGCGACAATGGTCAGGTATTAACAACTGATGGTTCTGGAGTCTTATCTTTTGCTGACGCTGCTAGTGGTGGGGCATACAATACTTGGCTTGTCAAAACGAGCGCATATACTGCTCTAGCTGGGGATCAAATTATTGTTAACAGCGCGAGCGCAGTTACGATAACGCTACCCGCTTCTGCAAGTGCTGGAAATACGGTAACTATTAAGGCTACAGGTGGTGGAACTGTAACGGTTGGGCGTAATTCTCAGAATATAAACTCGACGGCGGCTGATGGAACTATACTAAGCGGAAGTGCCACTCAGCTTGTATTTGTAGACAGCACAGTCGGATTCTTAGAAATCTAAACGGAGATTTAATATGGCAGTTATTTTAGGCTCGAAACCCCCTATACCTCTTACACAGGTTGTTATAGGAGACTCGAAAACTTTTACAGCCCCAATAACAGGAAGGATAAAAGTAATTATTACTGGTGGCGGGGGTCAAGGCGCGTTTCTTGCTAATAAAAACGCCACAGTAGAATCAAACGTAGGTGATGGAACTGGCGGTGGCGGTGGAGGCTATAGTGAAAAAACTTTTGCTGTAACAGCAGGGGAAACCTTCACTGTCACTATTGGTGCTGGTGGCACTAGTGCGGTTGCAGTGAACGACGTTAACTCTTCAAGAGTGGGTAACGCCGGGGGCAACACTACCTTTGTTACAGCTTCCGCAGCGGTGTCTGTGAACATGGCTGCTAACGGTGGGGGCGCTGGACAGTATAGCGCAAGCACTTCTAGTGCTGTTACTACCGCTGGAGGAGCAGGCGGTACTGCTAGTGGTGGTGACTTTAATTTTACTGGGGGCGCTGGGGGAACTATTACTCGCGTTGCAGGGTGCCCAAATAATGCCGCAGTAACAGGAGGAGGCGCTGTTTCTATTACTGGTACTGCCTTTACAGGTGGTGATGTAACCATGACAAGTGCTGTTGGCAGTCAAGATAAAATTATTTCTACTGGCGGTGGGGGTGTTGGTGGAGATGGTGGTCATGTTTTAGGCCTTACTAGCAGTGATGCATTTGCCTATGTAAGTACGGGAGGATCAGCAGCACGGGAAGGCAATACAAGTTCTGCTGCTATTACTGCTGGTAATTTTTCTGTTACTGAGACTTCGGGAGCGCCTATTACTGACGCAACAATCAGCGGTCTTGATGCCCAAGGGAAAACTCAATCTGGTAATTGGTACTATGGAGGGTTTGCTTTTGCTTCAGATTCCTTTAATGGCGCGGGAGGAAGCGGCTCTGCGATGTCAAATCCCAGTAATATTACTACTTGGTATGGTTATGCTGGTTCCGGCGGTGGATTTGGTGGTGGTGGCGCTGTAAGCCTTGTAAGCGGTACAGATACAAACACAGCCAGCGCAATTAGAGCAGGTCACGGAGGCACTGGTGGCGGCGGATCAGGTGCTTTCAGCGGCCCATTTTCTACCTCTACCTCTGCTACTAATCGCGCATGGGCATCGGGTGGTAATGGCGTTTGCATCATCATGTTTGTTTAACGGAGGCTACAATGGCTATTTACATTATAAAAAATGAAAGCAACGAAGAGATTAACCGCATTGTAGCTAATAAAGAGTTTGTTGAGGCAAACCATGCTGGTAGATACGAAGAAGTTGTGCCTGCTGGCAACCCTGTATCACCAGAAGTTGCTGCAAGGTTGTGGCGTAATGAGGAACTTGAAGCTACAGACTTCATCGTACCTTTGTCTGACCACCCGCAACAAGCAGCGTACATGACGTACAGGGCTGCATTGCGTGATTGGCCTAGCACTTCAGACTTTCCAGATACCCGACCAACACTAGGATCATAACGATGGGATTTTTAATCGACGTATTTAACGTAGCTACCGCTGTTATCGCAATATCAGCAGTTGTATGTGCGACAACGTCCCCGCCAAACAACGAATGGGCGCAGAAAGCGTATCGGATCATGAATATCCTAGCTTTCAACGTCTGGAAGTCTGAAGACAAGTAGCACCCTGTGGACATAGGGTCAGTCAGCGAC